CTATCAGCTCATGGATGTGATGAAGGAGTATGAACCCGAGTTCGATCAAATGCTTTTTTATCTCCCTCTTGCCGGCTCTGCGTTCAAGAAAGTTTATTACGATGAACTACTTGGCAGAGCCGTGTCTAAATTTGTACCGGCTGATGATTTAGTAGTACCCTACACTGCAACTTCTTTAGAAGATGCAGAGTCTGTTATTCACATGATTAAAATGTCTGAAAACGAAGTTAGAAAAAAACAAGTTTCAGGTTTTTACAAAGACATAGAATTAACACCAGGGTACAATGAAGAAACAGAAGTAGAAAAAAAAGAAAGAGAATTGGAAGGTGTAAAGAAAACTAGAGATGAAGATGTATTTACAATTTTAGAAATACATACTGACTTAGATTTAGAAGGTTTTGAAGATAAAGACTCAGCAGGAGAACCGACAGGAATTAAACTTCCATACATTGTAACTCTTGAAATGGGTAGCAGAGAAATATTATCAATAAGAAGAAACTTCCAAGCAGAAGATCCAACAAAATCTAAAATAGATTATTTTGTACATTTTAAATTTTTACCTGGAATGGGTTTTTATGGTTTTGGATTAATACATATGATCGGTGGTTTGTCACGAACGGCAACTACTGCTTTACGTCAACTACTAGACGCAGGAACTTTAAGTAATTTACCAGCAGGATTTAAACAACGTGGAATCAGAGTTAGAGATGAAGCACAAGCAATTCAACCTGGAGAATTCAGAGATGTAGATGCACCTGGAGGAAGTATCAAAGATGCATTTATGCCATTACCATTTAAAGAACCGTCACCAACTTTATTACAGTTGATGGGTATTGTGGTAAGTGCAGGGCAACGATTTGCCGCCATCGCTGACATGCAGGTCGGAGACGGCAACCAACAAGCAGCTGTTGGTACGACCATTGCTCTCTTAGAACGTGGTTCCAGAGTCATGTCAGCCATACACAAAAGATTGTATGTGGCGATGAAGAGCGAATTTAAATTATTAGCTGGAGTTTTTAAAACTTACCTGCCTCAAGAGTATCCCTATGATGTAGTAGGTGGTCAAAGAAATATTAAAGTTGCAGATTTTGATGACAAAGTTGATATTATACCTGTTGCAGACCCAAATATTTTTTCTCAATCACAAAGAATTAGTTTAGCACAAACAGAATTACAACTTGCGATGTCAAATCCGCAAATGCACAATTTGTATGAAGCGTTTCATGCAATGTACACTGCGATTGGTGTAAAAAATATCGATAAAATTTTGCCACCACCACAACAACCTCAACCAATGGACCCTGCAACCGAAAATATTCTTGCAATGTCAGGCAAACCATTCCAAGCTTTTAAAGGACAGGACCATCAAGCGCATATTACGACCCATTTAAACTTTATGGCAACAAATATTGCTAGAAATAGTCCAGTTGTGATGGGTGCACTCGAAAAAAACATTTTTGAACACATTTCTTTGATGGCACAAGAGCAATTAGAGGTAGAATTTAGAGATGAGATACAACAATTGATGCAAATGCAACAAATGGCGCAACAAAACCCAATGTTACAACAAGATCCTCAGTATCAACAACAAATTATGCAAATGTCTATGAGTTTAGAGTCTAGAAAAGCTAAATTAATTGCAGAAATGACTGAAGAATTTAAAAATGAAGAAAATAAAATTATGGGTGGCTTTAATGGAGACCCTATTGCAGCATTAAAAGCAAGAGAACTTGATTTAAGAGCTATGGATGACGCTGCAAAACGTGATCAAGCACAAGAAAAGATTGATTTAGATCGTTCAAAACAGTTAATGGGTCAACAACAGTTTGATGAGAAACTGCAACAAAACGAAGAATTAGCAGAGTTAAGAGCTGATACATCGCTAACAAAAACACAAATGGGAATTGATTCTAAAATGGTCAATGACATGATGAAACAAACAGACGTAAGGATCTTGAAAGGTCCTAAAAGATAATATAAGGAGAAACTATGAATAAAAAAAATAAAAACTCAAATGTTACTCCAGAGCTGGGTGCTGATAAAGATGGTATGCAACAAGGCGGAATCGTTATTGAAGCAACTAAACCTTTTGAATCACAAGTTGTGGATGTAAGAGGCACTAAGAGACTTAGAGCTGACAAAAAACCTGTAAAGGCTACTTGGTACTAACATGTGGTTCTCGGCAATTAAATTAGCCGTTTCTGCTGGAAGTAAAATTTATGCTAACAAGCAGAGGGCAAAAGTCGCTATGTCTGACGCACAGCTATTGCATGCTGAAAGACAAGCTCGAGGTGAGGAAGCTTACCAAGGAAAATTACTAGAAGCTAGACAAGCAGATTACAAGGATGAGGCGGTTTTGATAATTCTCACGTTGCCAATCGTGGTGCTCGCATATGGGGTCTTTTCAGACGACGTCCAAGCTATGGACAAGATAAAAGTCTTTTTTGAGCATTTCCAGTCGCTGCCGTCATGGTTCACAAATCTTTGGATCCTTGTGGTTGCGAGCATATATGGTATAAAGGGAACACAAATTTTTAAAAATGGTGGTAAAAAATAATGAGCAAAAAATCTAGAAGACGAAACAAAAAAATTTTAGGATTATTAGGTGCAATTGGTTTAGGGCTTGCTGCAAGAAATAAAAGAAACGCGGCTATTGATGCTGGAATTAGATCAGCAGAAGATGATAGTGGTTCTGATATGATGGAGTTTAAAGAAAAAATTGTTACTTCACCTAAAGTTGAAGATTTAAAAGTAAATAACAACACGTTTAGAACTAGAAATAGAATTATTGATTCAGCGGGTAATACTATTGATAGTCCTGGTATGACTTTAAATAGAAGAGCAAATTCAGTTACTGGTGTAGAAGCTCCTCCTAGTATTTTAAATCCTTATAGTAATAGAATTATTAGAGGAAGATTAACAAACAGAGGAAATACTTTCAAATCAGGTGGAAGAGTTAAAAAAGCAAAAGCAACTGGAGCTGCAAAACGTGGCTTTGGAAGAGCATTTAAAGGAGGAAAAAAATAATGGCAAATTCAAGATACAACACACAAACTGCACAACCTAGAACAAAAGCTATGGGTGGTGGAATGATGAGACGAGATATGAGATCTGGTTATTATCCATCAGACATGGGCATGGAAGGTGGTGCTATGATGAAAAAAGGTGGCCGAGTTAAGAAGAAGAAACAAGGTTACAAAGATAGAAAAGATGAATCTATTGCTATGAGAATTAAAAAGAAAAGAACTAAGAAGCAATTAAAAGCTTCGAGAGATGAGTCTTACGGTAAATTTGGTTCTGCAATGAAGAAAAAAGGCAAGATCAATAGATAATGATCAAGTGGATTATTAAAAAAATAAAACAGTTATTCTGTAACTGCAAAACTTTTGTAGCTGTAAAAGTCGAAGATGTTTACATTAGAGTTTGTGCTGTTTGTGGAAAAGAAGTTAAAAGATAAAGGAGAATAAAATGGGAAAAGCGATAAGTAAAAGTAAAAACCCTGGTTTAGCAAAGTTAGCTAAAAAGAAACCCGAATTAGCAAAAAAATTTGGATACAACCCAAAAAGAATGGTTGCTAAAAAAGGTGGTAGAGCAAGGAAGAAGTAATGGCTGGTCCAGGTTTATACGCCAACATTCACGCTAAACGTAAACGTGGCGGTAAAATGCGAAAGAAAGGTGCAAAGGGTGCACCAACTGCAGCAAACTTTAAACGTGCAAAACAGACAGCGAGGAAAAAATAATGACTAAACTTTGTCCTAGAGGTAAGTCAGCCGCAAAAAGAAAATTTGCAGTTTACCCGTCGGCATACGCAAATGCCTACGCTAGTAAAATTTGTGCGGGTAAAATTAAAGATCCTTCTGGTACAAAAAGAAAAGATTTTAAAGGACCTAAACCTGCAGGAAAAAAAGATGGTGGTAGAATAGGTTTTAAAAACGGCAATATCGCTAGAGGTTGTGGTAAGGTCATGTCTAATAGAAGAAAAGTAACAAAGGTCTACTAATGGCTGGTTTAAAAGAATGGTTCAAACAAGATTGGGTAGACATTGGTGCCAAGAAAAAAGACGGAGGTTTTAAAAAATGTGGAAGAAAATCTGCAAGTGGATCAAAAAGAAAGTATCCAAAGTGCGTCCCTGCTGCCAAAGCAGCAAGCATGACAGACTCCCAGAAACGGAGTGCCGTTGCAAGGAAAAGAAGTAAAGCACAAGGTGTGGGTGGTAAGCCAACTAACGTCGCAACTTTTACAAAAAAAAGAAAAAGTATGTCATTTGGAGGTAGAGTATAATGGGAAAACAAAAAATAAAAAAAATAAAAAAAGTAATTAAAGGTTTAAAAAAAGCATCTAAACTACACGCTGGTCAAGCTAAGACTTTAAAAGGAGTTATTAAAAATGCGAAAGCAAGATAACATGCCAGCAAGAAATAAAAAAAATTTTCGTCCTACAGAAAAGGGCGCAGGTATGACACGAGCCGGTGTCGCTGCCTATAGAAGAAAAAATCCCGGTTCAAAATTAAAAACAGCTGTGACTGGTAAAGTTAAGAAAGGGTCCGCTGCCGCTAAAAGGCGAAAATCATACTGCGCAAGAAGTGCAGGACAAATGAGACAGTTTCCTAAAGCTGCAAAAGATCCAAATTCTAGACTAAGACAGGCACGTAGAAGATGGAAATGTTAAATGAAGAATGCAATACTAGACGCACTAGAAGATAGATATACCGCACAAATTTCAGAAGCAGATGCTACAATAAAAATATACCTAGAAAATTCTGTAGGTATTGGTGAGCACCCACAACATATAGACGAAATAGATAAACAGTTTCAAAAAATTGCAGACGCGCAAGAAAAGTTAAAAGCAATTTCTGATTTTAGGGAGCCTAGAAATGCCCTTTAGATCTGAAAAACAACGAAAGTATTTATTTGCAAAAAAACCTACCATTGCAAAAAAATGGAGTAAAAAATATGGTAGCAAAATAGTAAAGA